TGGCAAATTACATCGATGGCAGTAAGCCATTATCGTTTGTAATTGGCTAAAAACTACTTGACTTTCCAAATTAATGACTATACAATTAGAGGATGCTTTTAAGAAAGGATCTTTTATGATAATTGGTATCTGTGGCTTGATCGGTTCAGGCAAGGGAACCGTTGCAGATTTCTTGGTAGAGCAACGAGGCTTTACAAAAATATCATTTGCTGATAAACTCAAAGACGGTGTAGCCAGTGTATTTGGCTGGGAAAGAGAAATGCTGGAAGGCAACACTGATGAGTCACGTGCTTGGCGTGAAAAGGTTGATCCGTATTGGAGTACAGAACTTGGTAATCCAGTTACTCCTAGGCTAGTGCTACAACTGTTTGGTACAGATTGTATGCGTAACGGCTTTTATGACGGTATATGGGTAAGCCTGGTTAAAAAGCAACTGCTTGAAAATCCTGACAAAGATTTTGTTATTCCTGATGTGCGGTTTGAAAATGAAGCAGATATGATCAAAAGTATTGGTGGTAAACTATGGCGTGTAAAACGTGGTGAAGAACCTGAATGGTGGGAAACAGCACAAACAGAAATGCGTCAAAAAGCCAAGCAGAGAGAATCTAAAGGTATTGTTGTATCGCACAAGATGGAAGACAATTATCCTGATGTACACATTTCAGAATGGGCATGGGCAAACGTAGAGTTTGATGCTGTTATTGAAAACAATAGCAGTGTTGAGTTTCTTAAAAATCGGGTGTTAAATCACCTTGCTTCCAAGTAAATCCTTCCTTGTGTAGAACACGCTGACAATTAGCACAAACAGTTTTAAGATTAGCATGACGACAGTTTGTTAGTTTGCCATCAATGTGATACACAGCAAACTGTTCGTTATGATTGCTAGTAAATCCACACTTGTCACACTTGTTCTTTTGACGGTATCCTAGTTGATACCACATAGGTGTGCTAGGTGTTCTACCTCTAGCACACTGCTCACACTTGCTTCTGTAATAGGTTTTACGACCCTTTTTATAGTTTACTGCACAGGGTCTACGTTTGCACGATTTACATAAAGGTCTAGCCATAACTGTATTTACCCGCCCTTTTCCATACCTTTTTCGCTGTATATAATGCCGCATTTTTGGTTATCGTGGCTAAATATGTTTAAGAACTTAATTTAAAGGAGTAACAAGATGGCACTTACATCACCAGGAGTTGAAGTTAGCGTAATTGACGAAAGTTTTTATACGCCAGCCGCGGCCGCAACGGTACCTCTGATTATCGTAGCGACAGCCGCTAATAAGCCAAATGGCGCAGGTACAGGAACTGCACAAGGAACGCTAAAAGCGAATGCAGGAACACCGTACCTAATTACATCACAAAGAGAATTAACAGAAACGTTTGGTAATCCAACGTTCTATACAGATTCATCTAACAATCCATTGCATGGTAACGAACTAAACGAATACGGACTACAGAGTGCATATTCATTCTTAGGTGTTGCTAATAGAGCATATGTTGTGAGAGCGGATGCTGATCTAGGAGAACTAACAGGTTCTTCAGATGCACCATCAGGTTCACCAGCAGACGGCACATATTGGTTAGATACAAACGATTCATTATATGGTATTTTTGAATGGAACAGATCAACACAAAAATTCACTAACAAGATTCCTTTAGTTCTTAATTCTGTTACACAACTTGTTGGCGATGTTTCTTCAGGAGATCCAAAAACTAGCGTAGGTGCAAAGGGTGACTATGCTATTGTTACTGCAAGAACATCAAATGATGTTTACTACAAAAATGCTGATAATGCGTGGGTTAAAGTAGGTTCGACAACTAGTTCAAACATTGCGGCCGCAACTGGAAGTGACTCATCATTTACTTCAGATAGTTGGGCATCAAGTTGGCCAGTTATCCAAGCAACTGTTTCTGAACCTACACTAGGTAACGGACAAGCAATTTCCATTAACGGTACAAGTGTTACACTATCAGGTACAACTGTATCGGCACTTGCACAAGCAATTAATGGTGCGGCAATTCAAGGTGTTGGTGCTAAAGTAACAAGCACAGGCATTTTAGAAATTTACAGCGACGGTACTTCAAGTTCAGATGGCACTACAGACGACGGTGCTGTTATTATTGAAGACCTAGCAGGTGGTTCAATCAAAGCAGATACAGGAATCACAGCAACATATTATTCAGGTGTTGCAACACAGATTTCAAAACACTCAAGTGTTCCAACTTGGAAATCAACTGACACTGTTACAGTAGCAGGAACTTCAAGAAGTGGCATCAAACCAAGCGGAAGTGTTTGGATGAAAACTACTTCACCAAACCAAGGTGCTAATCTAAAAGTTCAAGTTTGGAATGATAACTTAGGTGTATGGAGTACAGTAAGCACACCAATTTACAACACAAGAGAAGAAGCAGTTAACAACATTGATTCAACTGGTGGAACACTAATTCCAGCAGGCACTGTGTTTGCACTAGCAAACTATACAGGTAGAGCAACTGAAGCAGACAGCACAACTGGTGTTGAAAAACTAGTTAACTTCAAGTTATACAGAAGAGTTACAAGTTCTCCAACAACAGTTACTGGTACTGAAGCAGGCGCTAATCCAACTGTTACAGCAAATCCAGGATATAACACTATGTCAATTGCTGAAACTGTTGCAGGTAGCAATGTTTACTCTACAGCAAAAACAGTTACAGTAGGCGGTACAACTGTTGAAGATATTGCAAGTGCAATTTCAGCGGCAGGATTTACAAACATTACTGCGACAGTATCAAATGGTTATCTATCAATTAGTCATGCACTAGGCGGCGAAATTAAAATCACAGATGCTAACGGTATTTTAGCAACTGCTGGATTTACAGGTTGGTCAAGATCAAGTGCAGGTGTTGAAAGCGGTACAAACAACTACTACACAGCAGGCACAGATGATGATCACGGCTTTGTAATTTCAAACTGGAAGCCACTTGTTTATGAAGCAAGTGATAATGCTCCAACAGCAACTCCAGCAGATGGTACATTATGGTACAACACAACATTAGATGAAGTTGATCTAATGGTACATGATGGTAGCAAATGGGTAGGTTACCTAAACTACACTCCATATGCGGGTGCTACAGATCCAGCAGGTCCTATTGTTAGTGCAACTGCTCCAGCAAAAACTGGCGGACAGTCAGATGGTACTGATCTAGTTGAAGGCGATATTTGGGTTTCAACTGCTGATATTGATGAGTACGGTGTTAAATTATACCGTTGGGATAATTCAGCAACTGAATGGGTAGCAATTGATGTTACTGACCAAACAACAGAAGATGGTATCTTATTTGCAGATGCACGTTACGGCGCTTCAGGTGCAACAGGTGATACAGCAGGCTCAATTACTGACCTATTAAGCACAAACTATGTTGATCCAGATGCTCCAGATCCAGACTTATATCCAAGAGGTATGTTGTTATGGAATACAAGACGTTCAGGATTTAATGTTAAGAAATTTGTAAAAGGACATATTGACATTACAGCAAACAGTGGCAAGAACACACGCTTTGGTGACGAAGCAATGACTTCTTACAAAACTGATCGTTGGATTGGTTGGAACACAACTAAAGCAGATGGTTCAGGATTATTTGGTAGACATGCACAAAGACAAAGTGTTGTTGCCGCACTTAAGAGTGCAGTAGATGCTAACGATCTACTACGTGACGAAGAAACACGTAACTTTACATTGTTAAGTGCTCCTGGTTATCCAGAACTAACAACTAACTTAATTGGATTAAACGTAGACAGAGGCTTAACAGGATTTGTTGTTGCTGATACTCCGTTCAGACTTACACCAACTGCAACATCATTGCAGAACTGGGGTAACAACACAGCAGGCGCTTCAACAGACGGTGAAGATGGTGCTGTAAGTTATGACGAGTATATGGCAATGTTTTATCCATCAGGATTAACAACAGATGTAAGTGGTAACAATATTGTTGTTCCACCGAGCCATATGATGCTAAGAACTATTGCAGTAAGTGATGCAGTATCATTCCCATGGTTTGCACCAGCAGGTACAAGACGTGGTGGTATTAGCAATGCTACTAGCGTAGGTTACATTGACGGTGAAGGTGAATTTAATGCAATAGCACTAAACGACGGTGTACGTGAAACAATGGCAGGAGTTAAAATTAACCCATTAACATTTATTACTGGTAGTGGATTAGTTAACTTTGGTCAATACACAAGAGCAAGAAATGCAAGTTCATTAGATAGAATTAATGTTGCAAGACTAGTTGCATACTTAAGACGTCAAATGACATTGCTTGCTAAACCGTTCATGTTTGAACCAAACGATAAGATCACACGTGATGAAATCAAACAAGCAACTGAAAGTTTATTACTTGAATTAGTAGGTCAAAGAGCATTGTATGACTTCCTAGTTGTATGTGATGAAACTAACAACACAGCCGCAAGAATTGATCGCAACGAATTATACGTAGATGTAGCAATTGAGCCAGTTAAGAGTGTGGAATTCATTTACATTCCATTACGCTTAAAGAACACAGGTGAAATTGCAACTTTGGGCAATCAATAATGGGGATAAATAAAACTATACAAGGAGCAAATTAGATGGCTATTTCAAGTTTAAGCAAATTTACAGTTCCGTTGGCGAGTGACCAATCAGCAAGTTCACAAGGCTTGTTGATGCCAAAACTCAAGTATCGCTTTAGAGTGAGCCTTGAAAATT